ATATAGACAAGCTGCAACGTATTACCGGTTATCTTGTTGGAACTACCGACAGATGGAACTCGGCGAAAGGGGCAGAATTAGAAGATCGTGTAACACACAGTAAATAAAATGGAGCCAACAATATATGTAGCAAAAATTGTGTACTCAACCTCAGTAGATGGGGTTGGGTTACGCAATTCTTTATATGTTTCCGGATGTCCTCTACATTGCGAGGGGTGTCATAATCAAGCATTTTGGGATATACAATCCGGAACTAAACATACCGTACAAGATGTGTTTCAACAATTAAATGCGGATGATTTTAATATTTCCATTTTAGGAGGGGAACCGCTGTTACAATATGAGAGTATTGTGGAATTATGTAAACTAATCAAGAAACATTATCCTCAAAAAACCATTTGGTTATGGTCTGGATATACAATCGAATATATAAAAGAACACTTTCCTCTTATCCTTCAGTATATCAATGTTCTTATAGATGGAAGATATATACAGGAATTAGCAGACCCTAATTTAAAATGGAGAGGCTCTTCAAACCAAAGAATTATCCATTTAAATAAAGAGTAAGTCTATATACATAACATACAAAATAAAAACCATAATAAACTATCAAACAATACAATGCAAACTTATAATGAAAATTATTACGAAAATATTTTGTAAATCAAACAACAATCATATATCTTTGCATCATAATTAAAACCAAAACTAATTAATTATGGCTATACGCTCAAAGGGTATCGTAACTATCAATGATGGAGACGTAGACCTTAATGAATTTAAAGAGAGCTTGTACGACCTTTCAGACGGAGAATATGGATTCCTCATATTCGATAAGGAAAAGAACAAGACTCTTCCTCAGTTGAAATACCTAAATGGTGTCGTTCTAAAGAGAATATCTGAGGAACTGCCGGGACATCCCGACATATCCGCACTATACAGATACTTTGAAGAACTGTACGCTCCGATTCTCAAAGATGAAATAGACGGAGAAACCTATGAGTATTTCGATTTGAAAAGCGCAAAATCAAGTGAAATGAATGAGGTTATCGAGAAAATCATTCATCATGCCAAAACCAAGTGGAACATAGAAATCATAACAAGAGACGAATTGAAACTTCCTTCAGCGTCAGAACCTTATGCAGATGCCTATGCAAACCAATGGAAAGATTATTCTCGAAATATTTAATTTTTAAACTTTAACTATCTACATTATGCAAGAAGAAAAATTTGAAGAAAAGGAGCAGCAGCCCTTATCAGTGTTTGAGTTATTTGCCGCAGCCGAGGAAACTTATGAAGAAGCCCAAGCCAGAGCCGCAGAAGAGAACAAGTCGTTTGTCAAGACGGAGTTCATCAAGATGGACAAGTTCGGAACCTATACTTTCCGTATCCTTCCGATTGCTCCTAAAGCAGATGGCACAATTGACCGCAAGAGCTACGAGTATCCGATCCACCAGTTACTAATGAAGATCCAAAAACCTTCAGATAACGGAAAACAGCAGTTCACATACGTTTCTGTTTGCCGTGCAGGTTATGCAGGGTACAAGACAGACCTTATTGACACTTACCGCAAACTGGCAATCGCAGAAGCCAAAGCGCAGAATGACGACAAGCTTGCAGAAAAACTGGACGATGGATTCCAAGGCGGTGTCAAATACGATTACTCACATGCCATGTACGTGTTCGATATGGACGAACGTGCCAAAGGCATTCAGCTTCTCCGTCTCAGTCATTCACAGTTCAAGACTTTGGACGAATGCAAGTTCAAGCTATGGCAGAAGAAACTGAAGAAGAATCCGAAATACCCCTGCCCTATCTCGTCAATTGCAAACGCATTCCCGGTTGAGATTGAAAAGAAAAAGAACGGTGCTAAAACCGAATATTCCATCAATATCGACAATGAATCGGATGTGGACGTATTGACATCGGAAGAACTGACCGCACTGCTTAATGCGCCTCGTATTCCGGAAGTGATGTATCGTTATACCCGTTTCCACTTTGAGGCGACTCTGATTTATCTGAAACAATGCGATGAACAGTTCGACTTGAAGGTAATGGAAATGGACGAAATGAAAGAAGCCATTGAAAGCCTGAAAGCGGAACTCCCAGCCGATGATACAAGTTCGTTCTCTTTTGACAAGAAAGGAGATGATTCAGACAAGGACAATGCAAATGGCGTAATCACGATTGATTCTCTTTTCGACATGTACGATGAGCTTCAGGAAAAAGGTTTGAACGACAAGACGGAAGAAGGTCAGGAACTCAGAGGTAAGATTCGTGAGTTCATCGAGCAAGAAAAACTCGAAATCCGTATGACCCGTACAACGACCAACGCTATGTTGCTTGACATGATTGAAGAAGTGTTGCAAGGTGGTACACCTCAGAATGAAGAACCGGAAGCTGAACCTGCCAAAGAACCGGAAGAAACAGAGGAAGAATCTAAAGAAGAGCCTACCCCGGAACCGGAACAAGAACAGGAAGAAGATGGTAATGATGAAGACCCTCGTACCACCAGAAACGATGATACGAATGAGCCGGCAGTACAGAGAGAAAGACGTACAACAAGAATGGTACGCAGAAGAGACAGATAATTAAAGTTTAAATACTTACCCCGAAGGCGTACATTTACATCTGACACATGTACTTGTACGCCTTTTTAATGCAGAGATTTAACCATGACTAAAGAGAAAGTTCCATGTATCTTGTTATTCAACGACATACATGTTTCAAATGATAATATTCCAGAATTTAAACTGAACTGGAACGAAGCTCTTAATATATGTGACAAGTACGATATATCCGAGATTGCCATTGGTGGAGACTTGTTTCAATCCCGTGCTTCCCAGACCCTCGATGTACTTTTAGCCGTACACGATGCGCTGCTTGAAGCCGAGAAAAGACAGATTGAAATAATTATTGCAAATGGTAATCACGACAAGGTAAATCAAGAAGCCACTTACGGATACTGCCATGTATTCGACCAGCACAAAAACGTAGAAGTGGTGGATGATTGTGTTATCGCAGAATATCCCGAATTTAATCTGTTTGTAATGGCTTATTTTCCGGAAAACGGATCGTTCACTGAAAGATTGCAAAATGTAATTCAAAATGATCTATCCAACACAAAACAAAATATCCTATATATCCACGAAGGCATTAACGGTGCATTAGCCCAATCCTCAGACAAGGAATTGCCGGCCAAACTGTTTGAACCATTCGACAAGGTTTTGGTAGGACATTACCATAACAGAACCAAAATCAAGGGAACCGCTATCGAATACATCGGTTCAAGCCGCCAGCATAACTTCGGAGAAGACGAAGAAAAAGGTTACACTCTTCTTTATGAAAATGGTTCACATGAATTTATAAAGAATCAAGTGAATATCCGATACAAGACACTGGATGTGCCGTTCTCAAAGGTAAACATCAGCCTTTACAATCAGCTTTCCGAAATAAAGAGCGACAGCCGATATAAAGTAAAGGTTCGTATCCATTGTTCCGGTTCTGAAGCCTCTTTGATAGACAAGAACCTGCTCATTGAAGCCGGCGCAAACAAAGTAGAGATTGTAACGGAAGACATCGAAGAGACGGAAGTTGCAAAATCAAGCCTCTTTGAGAAATTCGACAACAAGCAGATCAAAAAGACCTATGAGGACTTTTGTGAAGAAAAAGAAATTGTCGACCCATCACTCGGTTTGTCTTACCTTTCTAAAATAGATTGATTATGTGGAAACTTAATGATATTCATGTTGAGAATTTATGTGCATTTAAGGAACTTGATTATACACTGGAACAGGGCGTAACGACTCTTGTATTCGGGAACAATCTGGACAACGATTCCCAGAAATCAAACGGTTCAGGAAAATCAGCCCTTATTGAAGCGATTGCAATCGGTATAGGCGGTACTCCGCTCCGTAAAATCAAGAACGAAGAGATTATCAATGATGCAGCCGATGGATGTTTTATCCGTCTCAGATTCCTAAGCGACAGCAGCACAGAAGAATTTATCGTTGAAAGAAAGATTTCCAGAAAATCAGCATCAGCGGTAAAGTGTTCCATTATTCGTGATGGCAGACCGGTGGAAACGGACGAGGCGGTACGTTCAAGCGTTAGCGAGTATGACAAGTATATCTTAGAGAAGCTGGGCATCAACAAAGATGAATTGTATAACAACTTCGTTCTTTCCAAACATAAGTTCCAAGATTTTCTTTCCTGTTCCGACAAGGACAAGAAAGAAATCATCAACCGGTTCTCAAACGGTATTCTCGTGGATAAGGCCATTGAAAAACTGGAAGAAGATATGGTTCCTCTCCAGACTGAATTAAACGAAGCCAATCTGAACGTAGCCAACATTGACGGACGTGTCAGCATGTTACAGGAACAAATTGAAGCGGAAGAAAATGCAAAAGAAGAAAGAGCTAAGACAAAGCTTCAGAAAATAGAAGAGAAAGAATCCCTGATTGTTTCAAAACGGGCTGAAATCAGAAAATGCAATGAAGAAATTAATTCGATAAATGCAGCCTTGGATCGTTTGGACAATGTAGATGGCAATCTCCAGACAATTGAGGAAGACGATAAAATTGCTCCCAACGAAGCGGTTGAAAGAATTGCGGCTCTTTTCAAGGAAGCTTCCATCGCTGGGTTATCGGATTGGAAACAAAATATTATAGAAAAGGAACAATCTATTTTGAGTCTCGAAAAGAAGCTGGAAGAAAATGGTGCGTCTATTTCAGTGGTTGAATCCCAGCTGAATGGTTTAAAGAATGATTATGACAATCTAAACGAAGACTACCAAAAATTCTCATCCAAATATCCGGACAGACTGAAAGAATATGACGACACGATCAATTCCCAGCAACAGGAAATCGTTTCGCTCACGGAATCCGTAAAGCATAATATAAGAGCCAAACGAAATCTTAATGTCGCTATAGAGGAACTGAAGACCAAGTTGGCAGGAACAATCAAGTGCCCCAAATGCTCGCATGAATTTCTTCTTTCAGATAAGGATTTTAACGTGGAGGAAGCTGAAAAAGCATTGGTAGAGCAAGAAAAGGCTGTCTCAGCCCTTGATTCCTGCATTAAAGAACAAAACAGCAATCTGGTTGAATACGAAAACAGGATTAATAAAACCAAGTCTTTAAAAATCAAGTTAAGAGAAGAAAACACCGACTGGGAAGAAAAACTGTCTTCCGTCCAGTCCTCAATTAACAGGCTGAAATCGAAAATCAATGATCTTAACTTGTCTCAGAAAACAATCTCCGACAAGATCGTTATGATACAAGGTGATTTAAGTAATGTCAGAAAGAAAATTTTCGATGAAGCATTTGATCTGTTGGATGATGAGATTGGCAAAAAGGAACGTACAATCAAGAAACTGGAGGAAACGATTTCTGCTACGGAAGGTTCAATAGAGACTTTGTTACAGACTATCAAAGAACTAAAAGAATCATCCGACACAGAGGTTATCGAATCTCTCAGGCTGTCACTAAAGGAATTTATGAAAAAGTCTACTAAAGCTGTTTCAGAAAGAAGCAAGATTGAGAGTAGGCTAAACGCTTTAAAAGAACAAGGACAGCGTTTTGTAGAGTTCAAGACCTATCTGGCCAACACCAAGATCGAAGCTCTCAGCAAGATTACGAATGAGTTTTTGGAAAGCATCGGCAGCGACATACGGATTAAATTTTCCGGCTATACGATACTGAAAACAGGAAAACTGAGAGACAAAATCTCAATCTCCATCATCCGTGACGGTGTTGATTCGGGTTCATTCGGAAAACTGAGCGAGGGAGAAAAGGCTCGTGTCAATCTGGCTAATATCCTTGCAATGCACAAACTGATAAATGTGAACTGTGACGGTGATAAAGGACTTGACTTGCTGGTATTGGATGAGATACTTGAAGCGGTGGATGAAAACGGGTTGGCGAATATGTTCTCAGCCATCAACCATATCGGAGTTACCGCCCTTGTAGTAAGTCATGGAAACGTAGCTGAAAACTACCCTTACAAGTTGATTATTAACAAACAAAACGGAGAATCATACATTGATGAGAACCACTAAAAACGAAACGCCCAACGATGAATTGACTAAGAAAGATATTTTGGCACTGGACATTGCCACACATACGGGATATTATTCGCTGCATGAAGGCGGTACGTGGAATTTCACAGAATCCAAAAGAAAGAATAATAACAAACAACACAAGGATTTCAGAGATACACTTATGGCCTTCATTCAGAAATACGACATCAAACAGATAGTCGCTGAAGATGTAAACGTGAACAATCACTTTACCGATATGCGGAAACTGTGCGAGTTCAGAGGCATACTGAAAGAAGTGTGTGACGAACTCGATTTGCCGGAACCGGAGTTTATCAATGTGGCTACACTCAAAAAATGGACTACCGGAGATGGCAGGGCAGACAAAAAGAAGATGATGGAGTTCTGCTATAAAAGATACGGCATTACTCCCATTGACGACAATCACAGTGACGCTATCTGTATATTTTATTATTACGCAAGAAAATATCGTTTAAACTAAAACAAATTATGAGTAAAGAAAGAAACGAAAGAAGAAAAAGACAGAGAGACGCAAGCAAGCATACAAACATGCTTGCCGTACATCTCTCGGAGTTTTACGAGTTCCTATCCTCTTCGCCCAAACCTTCGGATGAAGCGGTAAGAGAAACGTTTATCCGGCACAGAAACGCTTGGCACAACTACTGCGCTTCACATAAATTGACTGAATCAGCTAAAGATTTATTTGTTATGAATGTGGAAAAGGCGTGGAAACGAAACCGAGACAAGCAAGCTGCCCAGTAAAATACATAGATGCGGAATCGGCGGCTCGCAGAACCGTTTTATTTGAAAAATACGTGATTCCACACAGGAACCTCGTATATAAGTTGTGTATCAAGTATACCGCAAACCCTGAAGACATCGATGATAACTATGTGGAAGTGCTGACCAACTTCTTTAAATATATCGAGACCTACGACCCCACAAAGTCAATACAGACGTGGCTTCATATCGTAACCAAAAGATATATCATAGATGCGGACTCAAAACGTTCACACATGAAGTTTTCCGATAATCTGAAGGTTTCGGATATAGGCGATACAATACTGGACGATGATGAGATCAATGCCAATTGCATGTCGGTTGAGAATTACAGGCAGTATTACAATGATGATATATTGGAAGCATTGGATTCGTTGGAACCGATCTACAAGGAAGCATTGCTCTTGCAACAGGCCGGATACAAATTGCACGAGATCATGGACATCACGTATAAAAGCGGTAGTCTTAAAACCAGAAACATAGAGACCGTAAAAAGCCGATTGTTTCTGGCTAAAAAGAAAATGAGAAAAATGATAAACCGAGATGGAGAAAAAAGAACAAATTAAGAATATCATTCTCGTTTTCTCTACTATTATGAAAAGTATGATTAACCCCTCTTTCAAGATCACAAATCCGGAAGGAGGGGTTAATCAGCAAACCATCGGGAAATGTCTGGATTTGCTTGAAGCCGACTTTGGCGATGCCATTAGTAGAGAAAGGTTAGTTGATTTTTGCGTATGTCAGGCGTACCGGGTATACAACACGGATTCCAGATATACCGACAAATGGGGCGTGAAACAATACTTCGGCAGCAAGGCCGTGGAATGCTTCACGCAGACGAACAAGAACCGGAAGTATTACGAGGACAAATGGCTGGGAGATAAAATGCCAAGAGCAAGGCTTCTCGCTCTCATTGCGGACAGACGGAAACATCCGCTATACAAATTCATCTTTCCCCAGTACGAGGAAAGCACCAAATCCAGAGCGTTGAATACGGACGTGGGATACTATATATGCGGACAATCCACCCTACTATGGACTCCGTTTTCCGTCTCCTGCCAACAATGCGCCAAAGCCGAAGCCTGTAAACAAAGAACCCGGCAAGCTTATCCTGAACTATATCGAATCAGAACTGAAGAATTTAATCAAAATGAAACCAAATAAATCCAACCCTTTAAGTTTAGATTTCCTCTTTGAGCTATACTATTGCGTAATGAAGTATGACAACGTATGTGCCGCAGTAGTGCAAAACATGAAAAAAGAATATCTGCCGGATAAATACTTTCAAGCGATAAACAAGGTCATAGCCAAGCATTATGAGACCTACAAGACACCGCCTTCCTACCCGGTCTTGTTGCAAGCCTTTGCCGGAGACTACGATGCCACGGAACTGATTAATACGTTTCAGGACTATGAAGGTGTCAGAAAAGTGGATTCCGTATTGGATATGCTGGAATCATACATCAAAAGCGTCCGGTTACAGGCCGTTTATGTAGAAGTCGGAAAGCTATACAACCAGAACGAACAGGAAAAGGCTCAGAACAAACTGATGGAATATGCGGAATGGCTCGGTCAGTTCACACTAAAAGCAAGTCAGTTCGTGGATATTACCAAGACATTCACCCAGCGTTTCCTACAGAACCGACAAAGGGAGAATGAGAACAAGAACTCACGGCTTGCACAGGTGACACGTTTCTTCATTGACGATATAGACGAACTGAACGATGGAAGAAATCTCAGAGGACAGCTTACCTGTTTCCTTGCCAGTACGGGTGTGGGAAAGTCGCATATCGCACGCCATGTCGGAGTAAGGGCTATGGTGGATGATGGATTGAACGTGCTTCATTTTCAGTTGGAGGGTTCTGAGGAAGAAGTGGTAGATGCTTATTCCGGAGCTTTGATATGCAAGAACTCGTTTCTTTTTGAGAAAGGAAAAATCTCAGATACGGAAATGAGGATTTTTGAGGAACAGATGAAAGCCTATACCGGAAGCATTATTGTAAGAGCTTTTCCCAGATTCAATAACAATGTATCAACCGTCGATATTCAGAGTGGTATTGCCGAATATCGTAAGATACATGGTCACAATCCCGACATCGTGATTGTGGATTCGATGGACTTGCTTACCGATTCAAGCGGAAGAAACTGGGGAGCTGACCATGAACGTGCCAAACGTATCGCAGTGGCAAACGATTTGAAAGACTTGGCCAACGATGAGAATGTCTGGATGGTCGTTACCTATCAGGCGACCATCGAGAACAGGGATTGGCTCAACGATGAGAAAAATGTTCTGACCGAATACAACTGTTCTGAAGCAAAGGGGCTTTCCAGACCACTTACCCATCTGATTACGCTGAACCAATCCGAAGCGGAAAGAAAAGAGGATACGATGCGTCTGCATATCGCAAAGTCCCGATTCTTTAGCAAAGGAGACACGTTCAAGATTGCCACTGACTATGCAAACGAAGTGTTCTATGATGCAAGAAGAACCATGAGCTTGAAGGCCCGGTCTGCCTCATAAAGAGGTAAAAATGTCTATAACTGAAGAATGTTATAGGCATTTTCTTGTTTTGTACCAATTAATATAATATTTTTGCATCAATTTACGTGACTACAATATAGCCGATTAAGCTAAAATATTTAACCAAGACTGTATACATGGATTTAACCAAAGCAGAGAAAGATTATCTCATCAAGGAAATAAGTCTGGAACTGGGAGCAAAATTCGACGGAAGCCATAAGAATCTTATTGTTCCAAAATGTCCCCATTGTGGAAAAGAAAATAAATACGGAATTTATGTAGGCAAGGAAACGGAGCGGAAAAAGCCGTTTATGTCACATTGTTTCAGTTGCGGCTTTTCCACAATAACATTGGAACAGCTACTTGAAACGATCGGAAGACCGGATTTGATGGTTGCTGAGACAGCCGATTTGGAAATCAAACTGGATACACAACTCCTTTTCCGCATTGATGGCGAGGAAGAAATTGATGATTCATTAAGCATCATAGAACTCCCGGAATGTTACAAGCGTTGTTATACCAATTCGTACTTGAAATCCAGAGGCTTTACTTTTGATGATTATGAGTATTTTCCGGTCGGTACGACAAGAGGGTTGAATTTCAAATTCAACGATTATGTGATATTCCCGATCATTGACGATGGCGATACCGTTGGCTATGTTTCCCGTCATATCTGGTCAAAGGACGAGATAGACCGGCATAACTGCAAGGCAAAGATTAACGGGGGATACAGGATTCTGCGCTACAGGAACTCGACAGAAAACGATTTTGTGAAACTCCTGTACAACTACGATGCGGTCATTGAAGATGAGACCGACACGGTTATCATAGTGGAAGGAATCTTCGATGTCATTGCCCTGACACGGAAACTGGAGTTGTATGACAATCCTCACGTAGCCGTTGTAGCGACTTTCGGAAAGAAGATTTCCCAGATACAGATATACAAGCTGCAATGCAAAGGAGTGAAAACCGTTGTGCTTGGGTATGACTCGGATGCAACGGAAGCTATAAATAAGGCAGCGAGCACCCTTAATGAATATTTCAACGTATTCATTGCCAAAATTGACGCAGAGAATGGGAAAGACTGGGATGAAATGTCGTTTTGGGAAATCTACGATACCTTCTCCCAGAACTTGCTCTCCCCTATTGAATTTAAATTAAATACACTTTAACCAATGGAAGAATTAACAGAGTGGCTTGATGCCAATAAAATATCATTTAAAATGATAGACAACGAAGTCATAGAGATCGAGGACTTCGGCAAAATGTTTTTGGCCGACCTTAGCGGTGTAAAATCCATCTTTAAGGTAAAGGATGATGAAGTGTCTTTCAATCTCATGGAAGATCCTTCAGTTCTGATGGAAGAAGACATCTATTATGTCGCATTCAAGTTCGGTGACAACTGGTATTATTATGATTTGAGGGAAGAGTTCAAATTCAACATATTGAAATATATAGGCAAACGACAGGCTGTAAAGACCGATATTCCCTTTGTCAACCTGGGAGTGCATACCCCTTATGAATTATTGAACGGCTCAGGGGATTTGGGTTTATGGGTCAAGAAAGCCAAATATCTCGGTCATACGGCTATCGGAATCTGTGATCGCAATACGATGGCGGCAACCTTCAATCTACAAAAGGAATGTGACAAGGCCGGGATAAAACACGTATTCGGCTATTCGTTCACTCTACAGTTCTATGATGAGAAAGTGGATATGAAGGTATATTCCCTATCGCAAAAAGGGCTTCGCAATCTTCTTCGCATTCAAAAGGAAATCATGGTGGATTCAGAAGAGAACGTACTGACGCTTTCCCAGCTTTTGACTCACGGCGAAGGAAACGTATTGGTATTCGGTAAACTTTCTTCGTACTGGATGAAAAAGAACATGAATGTCGTAAAAGAACTGGAAAGAACATTTGATATGATGTTCTATCAGGTTGATCTAAGCGAATACAAGGCAGAGAGAATTGATATTGAAACTCTTAATGCCACCAAGTTCTATTTCGATAACTTTTTCTTGGAGGACGAGGGAATATTTGAGGTGGAGCCGATTCTTATCTGTGACAACTACTATCTTGATAAGGACGATGCGAAGAACAAGATTATTCTGAACAAGATTGCAACAAAGGCGGCTCACAACCAGAGTGACGACCAGTATTTCAAGGATATAGACGAGCATTTGGCAATGTTTCAGTCTATATTTGATTCTGAGAAATGGGATGCGGAAGCCCTCTTGGAACTTATGTGCCAGCCGACCGTGGAAATAGCGGAGAAAGCTACGGCACGGTTTGAGACAGGACGAAATTTCATGCCGCAATACGACATGACACCGGAAGAGAAAGCCAAATACGGAGATCGCCATACCATGTTTCTTGAATTGCTGGAAGAAGGATTTCAGAAATTCGTTCCAAAAGGCAAGGAAGATATATATCGCAAACAACTGGATTATGAAATTTACGTGCTTGAATCCACCAATAACGTGGATTATATGCTGGTTCAGTACGATACGGTCAATTATGCACGGAAAAACGATATTCTGGTCGGTTGTGGGCGTGGTTCTGCTGGTGGTTGTTTGGTTCTTTATCTTCTTGGAATCACACTTATTGACCCGATCAAGTACAATCTCCTGTTTGAGCGATTCCTGCTGCCCGAACGTGCCGGACTCTATCAAGCCGACACTACAATTATCGGGAATGACATGGAATCTACCGAATACATTGAAGTGGAACTGGAGAATCATAGAAAATACAAAATAGATAAGGATGCGGAGTTAATCGTCAAACGAGATGGGGCAGAAGAACCTATAATCGTTTACGCAGATGAATTGAAACCTGACGATGATGTTTTATTTGATAACAGGGATGTGTTGTTTACCCTGAATGAGATTTAATTCATAATTAGTATTAACCAAAACATTTAATGGAATTAGCAAAAATCAATGAAATTTGGAAAGACATTGAAAATTACGAAGGTTATTATCAGATCAGCTCTTTAGGTAGAGTTCGTGGCGTTGATCGCTATATAATACGCAAAGACGGAAAAATGCAACATTACAAATCAACAGTATTAAAGCCGTTTCAAGGGAAAACATGTAATTATCTCAGCGTACAATTAAGCAAAGATAATATTGCGCAAAAATTTATGATTCACAGGCTTGTTGCTTATGCTTTTCTAAATCTTGATAAAAATTCAGACTTGGAAGTTAATCATAAAGATGGAAATAGGCACAATAATAATGTGGGCAATTTAGAAGTTGTAACTCATCAAGAAAATATAGACCATTCTATAGCAAATAATTTAAAAAACGATTATGGTGAAAAAAGCACAAATGCCAAATTAACAAATTTGCAAGCTGCGGAAATACGCAGACTATGGCTCAATGGAGTCAAACAAATAGATTTAGCATATAAATATGGAATATCCAAACAATCAATTAGCAAGATAGTAAATTACAAAACGTATTTTAGATGAAAGTGTTAAGTGTTAAACCAATAAAAAGTACGAAGCCGGTCAAGGTAATTGACTGCTTTGTTAATGGAGGGTATGTGCAGGGAGCTTCTGGCTCCCTGCCA